CTTTCCTTCATGTTTAACTTGCGCCTAATCTGCACAGAGGTCTTAGGCTCAAGGCACTCGTTGTAAATTAAACGCTCGTAGTCTGTCATAGGTAGGCAGCCAAGAATAAAACAACAATCATTGCTGCACCAATCACCCATGCAACCAGCGGAGTGCTATCAGCTTGGCGGCGTTGCTCAGACCAGTATCCAGTAATGCGTGACTGGCGGCTAACTCGTCCTGTCCAGTTAGGATGGCTAGTGTCTTGTTTGTAGATGGTGGACATTTCTCTCTCCTTAGATGCAAGTCGTATTGCAGTTATTTCCTCCATAACAGCAGGTCGTACATACAATGTACTTGCCGTTGATGAAGTAAGTATTGGTCACACAAGCGGCATAAGCAGCGATTGGTGCAACAGCGAGAATGATTCCAGCTATAAGTTTTTTCATGATGCTCTCCTAGTGAATGGTGACAATCACCATGTCTCAATATTAAACTAGATTAACAAGAAAGTAAAACAATTTAATTGTGTGTTGCTTTTTTGAGAAAGTATTGAGCGATACGCTTTCCGTTGTTTAGCTCAAGCGTTCTGGTCTCGATCTCATGTCCCTGCTCTCTGAGGTCTGCAATCCTGGCTGCAAGCCTGAAGCAACCACATCCTTCAAGGGCTTGCATTGCAGTGACAGAACCTTTCTTTAGTGCGTTAAGAATCCACTCCGTCTGTGTCATGATTTCCTCACTTGATAGAAAGTCTCAAACCTTGCTTGATCCGGCAACCTGGTACGTCCTCACCATACTTGAGAGACTCAAGAATGGATTTCTTGTCTGGTGCAGGAGGTGGTGGTTCTGGATGCCGCATAAAGTGGTCTGGAATCTGTGCCTCGTCATATATCTCGACTGAGGGTGGATTCTTGGCTACTGACAGATTGAAATACGGGGTCTCTATGCGTTCAATCTGGTTGGCTACCATTACATCAAGGGTATAGTCTTTGATGCTCTCTATGCGCTTATCAATGGCTTTGCGCCGTGCTGCCATCTGAGATTCAGCTTCCTTGATGCCAGCAGAGATAACCTCTAGGTGTTTGACAAGTGAGCCGATGCTTTTGGCTTTGTCTTGGAGTTCTCCGCTGATGGCTTCCAGCGTGTCACGTACGGTTTCCTCTGGCAGATCAAGGTCAGACAGTTTATCCATGTCTGCCTTGTAGACTGCTGCGATTTCATATAGCGTGGTCATTCGTTTTCCTCTATCAAGTTTCTGATTCGTGTCACCAGCTTACGGACTGCTGCCTTGTCGTAATCATCACAGTCTGCTGCATCCTCAACAAACGGTAGTGCCAGACATAGGCAATCAATAGCATCATCAAAAGGTGAAGTTGTTTTGTTTGTTTGCACTTTATTTTCCTAACAAAATTTCTTTATGTCTTTTTTTATGGCACGGCTGGCACAACCACATCACATCAAGAGGTTTGTCGTAATCTTCATGGTGTGCGAGTGATTTTTCATTTCCACATCTAATGCAAGGAATTTTTACTAATAAGCCAGATTTGATTGCTCTTGATACTGCGTTATGACATTTGCTCCTACGTTTATCTTCATTTTTCCAAGCCTTACTTACTTCTGCTGCTTGTTTGATTCTCTCCTTATTTTTTCCTCGTTCTCTATCATAGGCACGAATTCTCTCAATGTTTTTATTTCTGTTTTCAGTAACGTCTTTTTTGTTGCACTCCTTACATTTGTTTAGATGACCGTCCGCCATTCTTGGATGAGCATAAAAATCCGCTAATGGCTTGACGGTGTTGCACTTAAAACACTTTTTAGAATGAATCATGTCGTACTCCTGTGCGGTGATGCACGACCATTATAGACCCATTCTAATTAAAAGGTATATCGTTCTCCATGTCTGCAAGCTCTGCGTGTTTAGATTCTTTTGGCTTGCTCATTTTGCATTCCTTTTGCGTGTCCAAGCATCTGCATATTTTCAGCAACGATTTCTGTTGAATACCGTTTCTCACCGTCTTTCTCATAGGTGCGTGTCACCATCCTGCCTGAGACGTGCATCTGAGAACCTTTCTTCATGTATTCCCCGATAATCTCAGCCAACTTTTGATAGGCAACAACCCTGATCCACTCTGTGCCTTCCTTGTTTTTGGTTTTCCATCCACAAGCTAGGGTAAAGCTGCACATAGCAGTTCCTTCTGGCGAATACCGAACCTCAGGGTCTTTAACTAGCCTGCCAATGAATGAACAATGATTTAGATCGTTATTAGCCATTTACGACTGCTCCTGTAATAAGTGATTGATAAGTAAACTCGATAACTTCCTTTTGCTCATCATCTGCCCGAGTCATAGCAGATTGATAGAATTTGAGTAAAGTATCTTTATCTTTTGCCTCTGTCATGGCTTTGATAACCTTTTCAACATCCAGCGGTTTCGGTGCTGGTGCTTCAGCGGGTAAATCCTCGCCAGCGTAGATTGCCAGCCCTAGACCGTGGCAAGCGATTGCCTTGACCAGACAACGCATCATGTTCTTGTTGACCACGAAAGCGTCTGGATTCTCAACTGCTTTGTTCCGGTGATCCATGACAGGCAAGTGCATGGTGATGGGCTTACCAAACGCTGTGACTGTGCAGCTAACCATCATCGTGCTGCCGAACATCTTTGGTTCGTGGAATTCCCAGTTAGCAGTCGGGTCTTGACGCATCAACTGGTCTACAGCGTATGCCCATGACAGATAAGACAGAGTGCCTTTTTTCTCGACATACTTGCTCACGTTAATCTTGGCTAGTTCTACAAAGTGATTCATGGTTTCCTCTTGTTCCTGTTGTTCAAGTTGCTGCTGGTGGAATTCGTCTTCTCTCATCCTAGTGCCTCTTGAATGTGTTTTTCCATCAAGGCATGGAATCGCTTGTAATCACTGTTCCAGTATTCTTGAGCAATGATCGTGATGATTTGCTCCAGCGTTCCAAACTCGTGGAGTGATTCAAGCCATTGGTCTTTGGTTGTCCCGTCTTTGTCCTCACCGCCGTGGGCAAGAACATACATCACATCATCAACGGTTGACTGTGCACCTGGAATATGGGCATCGCCGTGCATGAGCTGGTTGTGATCGGTGGGGAAATAGTAGGGGTTTGACATTTCACTCTCCTTGGTTAAAGCGGGTCTTTCGCCCAATGTTTATTTAACTTTAAAAATTCCGTTTTCCAAAATCATTTGACCACTTAACGCACGTTACAGTCGGCAACCAATGAAATGTTTCCATTAGTGATTGATCTGTAACCCTTACGGAAAGATGGGTGATAAAAACGGCACTCAACAACGCTGTAATAAGCACCATCTAAAAACAATTCGATCATTTTGGCTTTGTTCATTTTGCTTTCCTTGGTTAGTGGTGATGATCACCATAAACAAATATTAAACCAGTTTAAGACAAAAGTAAAGCAACTTTATTTTTATCGGAATCTACATATTGATAGTTTTTTTTAATAAGCCTAGACTATCCTATGTGTATAATAGGTGAGTTTAACCTTTTGGAGTTACCATGACAGATCTAGAATTGATCGAACGGCTTGGCGGTGCAGCTAACGTAGCACGACTTATCGGCGTGAAACCACCGAGCATTGTGTACTGGAAAAAGAAAGGCATCCCAAAGTTGCGGATGATACAACTAAAGTCACTCAGACCGGATGTGTTCAATGAAGCTGCGACTGTTCAGCCAACGGCAACGCCAACAGGCAATTGATGCTGTAAAACAAGCCCCAGAGCATTTTATTGTTGAGGTCAAGCCAAACACTAGGTCAGGTGAGCAAAACCGTCTTCTATGGGCTTTGCTGACGTTAGCGGCTAACAATGTTCCTTGGGTGGTGAATGGCAAGCAAGTGATGTTTGTCCGCAGATGATTGGAAAGACGATTTTCACTGCCAGCTTGCACCAGGAGAACAGAAATCGCCAAAGGAATCAATGGCGGCGTTTGTCATGTTNGGNCGGTTCGTACCAGCCAGATGACGGTTACGCAGATGACGGAGTTGATCGAGTTCGTGATGGCATTCTTAACGGAGAGAGGAATAGATGTACAGGAACAAGAAACTTTTGGAGTTGGGTCAGGCAAGCACCGTGCATGAACTGTGATTGCCAGGACGGGACTGTTTGTGCAAGCCACAGCAATCAGCTACGGGACGGTAAAGGAAAGGGCATCAAGGCGCAAGATTTTCGTATAGCCGCTCTATGCTTTCAGTGTCATCACGATCTTGACCAAGGCAATGTTCTGAGCAGATCAGAACGGGTTGAGATGTGGGAGGATGCTCATCGTAAAACTATCGGCTGGTTGTTTGAGTCTGGGCTTTTAATTCTCAAATAAATGGTTTATAATTAAACAGCACTACTTCAGTGTCCCGACAGGGCTAGGTTAGCTACCGAAAAGCGGGTTTCTCACCCGCCTGCCTTTGTCAATTTGTGATAGTATTTATTAACGCCGTGGCAGGCGTAAAGCAAGTGTCTAAGTGGTAACAGTCTCTATTGGGCTGGTCTCTCTTAGACCGTTTTCAACCCGCAATGGGTGCAGACACTTCCGGAATTGCCACCGAGAGAGTCCAGCACCAATGGAGATTGTTATTGAATTGAATTTACCCTCAGAATACGAAACTCGAATCTACGTTAGTAGCCTCGGTAACATCTGCATTAGACAACAGGAAAGCATANACAGTAGGCTGCCAGTTGTCTTGAGTATTAAGCAAGCAAAATTGTTGTTGCAATCTTTGCCTGAAATGCTGGCTGAGGCTGAAGATGTTATCTCATTGTCGGAGGCGGATGATGAGCAAGAAAGTTGATCTTTGGATGCCGATCTACATCGGTGATTACCTTTCAGCCACCACTCGGTTAAACACCGAACAGCACGGGGCATATCTTTTGTTAATCATGGATTACTGGAAGCACGGGTCTTTGCCTAACGATGATCGTGTATTGGCGCAGATTACACGTATGACGGCAGATGCTTGGAGCAATGCTAGAAGCATACTTGAAGCATTCTTNNAAGTAACCGAAAAGCATTGGATTCACTCTCGCATTGAGAAAGAGTTGGCGAATGCAAAAAGTAAACAAAGATGTGGCTATCGAAGAGGGCGAAAAGACGGGTGCAGAGGACTAGATGGGACAANTAAAAAATAGACTTCAAGACAATGCTTCAAGCAATACTCAAGCAATGCCTGAGCAATGCTTGGCAGATGCCACATCACCTTCACCTTCACCTTCATATATAAAAGATAAAAAACATATAGCACCGCCTGACGGCGTGCTTGATACAGTCTGGACAGATTTTGTTCAGCAGAGGAAAACAAAGAAAGCAGCCATCACACCGACAGCGATTAAAGGCATTGAACGTGAGGCACAAAAGGCTGGCATAACCTTGAATGACGCATTGCAGGAGATATGCGCTAGAGGCTGGACTGGTTTCAAGGCTGAATGGCTGCATAATGCAAAACAAGCCGAGCCAACATGGGTTAAAGAAAAGCGTGACTGGGTTGCTGAAATGACTGGTCAATCAAGAAGTGAAGTGATAGACATTACGCCAGACATGATGAAGATTGCAAAATGAGCTTGCCTGTAAACGCACTTGAAAGATTGTTCCAGCGATTGACCGCTACCTACGGATCAGAGTTTATAAACAAGTGGGACAAGGTTCCCATGAATGATGTAAAGGCAGCCTGGTCACATGAATTGGCTGCATACGCAAACAACCTGAATGCTATCGGTTGGGCTTTGGAGAGCCTTCCAGATAAGTGTCCTAACCTGATCGAGTTTAAGAATTTATGCAAACAAGCCCCAAGACCGCAAAACGAGGCTTTGAACGCTCCAAAGGCTGATCCTAATGTGGTAGACGCAGAACTCGCAAAAATCGCTCAGAGCGTGTTTAAACCATCTGCAAACAGCATTGACAAGGTAGACCACAAGCGATGGGCTAAAAGGCTGAAGGAAAGGCATGGTGCTGGTGAAAAGTTAAGCCCGTATCAGATCAGGATGTATTCCGAAGCATTAGAGGCATGAACCACGTTTGCAGCGGCAACGTGTACCTAGCAGACTGTCTGGCTTGTTGTGTTAGGCTAGTCAAGTCTGCTAGACCAGATCGTAAGCAGCAAGAAGCGATGTTAAACTACCTTGTCAGATGTGGGAAATACTCGAGAGATGAAATCATCATTGCGCTTAAAACTGCCGCTTCCGAATAGTGCCAATACCCATTGGCGGCATGGCAGAGGAATTACATATCTATCCAA